CGTGACCAGTTGCATCAATAGCTACACCGCCATCAGTTGTAGCGGTGTTCTCGATCTTATTGACCTTTATTGTGCTCATGGTGTTGCCTCCAATGCTGCGACTTTGGTTTCTAGGGTTTCAATCTTACTGATTGCTTCTTGAAGCGCTGCAGTAAGCAATGGAACAAGTTTGGATTGATCGATGCCTTGATGATCAGGTACTGTCCGCGTACCCATAACAGCTGGTGTTACTTGTTCCCCATCATCATTTAGTACAGCTGGTGTTACTTCATATTCCTCTTCTCTAGTTGCATCTTTTTCACCTGATACGGCTTCAGGAACAACTGTTTGTGCTTCGTGAGCAAGAAAACCGTCAACTGTTTTTTCTGCATCAACAATAAAATTAAAACGCTTTGGTGCAAGTTGCTTGATACGAGTAATGCCATCAGCAATATCAACGACGTTTTCTTTTAAGCGATAGTCAGAGCTTGTATGATAACTTACGGAAGAATTATCTACTGTAATTTTCCCTTGAAACGCTGAAGTTTGAGTGCCATGATAAAACTGAAAAGCAGTGTCAGTGCCGCTTGAAGTTGTTGAAGTTCCTCTAACTTTGCAGTTGCCGTTATTTTGATAAACGCGAGCACCTGTTGCGTTTGGTGCATCACCGGTAATTCCAGTGCATCTAAAAAGCATTTCTCCACCGGACGTAATCCTCATCCGCTCCGTAGGGCTCGACGCACCATCGGCAGTGGTCCGAAATATTAGGCGGCCAGGGTAGTCATTAGATCCAGGTGCACCATCCGCTTGGCAAGCAATGTTTGCATATACATTTGCACTTGATGCTGCATCAGTAAAACGTAACTCGCCTAAAGTTTGATTAGTTTGAACTGTACCGCTAAAACAAAGATCTATATAAGCATCTCCAAATTGAGTACCTCCTTGTACTTGAAGTTTTGCATTGCCAGAACCACTAGACGTCCCCACCAACAGCCTGCCCGAGCTGTCAATATCAACGCTACCAAGATCAACTGATCCATCTGTTGCTTTAACGATTGCCGTACCAGCCGTAGCTGGCAATGTTACCTGTAAGTCACTACCTACAGCAGCGGGTACATCCAGTTCAATCGAACCGTTTGTTGCACCATTTAATTTAATAGGCATTATTCACCTCCAGGTGCGGACTCCGCAATCGAAGCCTGATACGCAGCAATAACATCAGCAGTCCACAGTGCTGCGGCAATGTCTTGCACCTCTTGCACTTCACCGGTTACGTCATCACCTGGGGCAACAACGTGGCGGTGATGATTACGTGCCAGCTCAGCGCCATCTTCTTCGACCACAGTGGTGGTGCGGATTTGGATGACCTGACTAGGCAGGATTTCTTCTTTGTATTCAAGTCGTTTTGTAATAGCCATTAAGAACGTCCTCCAGACGAAATAGATTTTGGCTAGTTTTGAGCCGTTGCGGGCTGTGCTTTAGGCGTAGTTTTAAGTTGTTATAAAACAACCACTAATCATTATCCATTTAAGAGCGAAACTGGTATAGGAAGGCTTGTCGTCACCATTAGTGCCTGAAAGATGAACTGCTGTCAAGGAAGTGCTTGTTCCCTGTCCCCTTAAGTGAAACTCCTGAGAGCCACCGTTTGTCTGAGCGGACATAATGTAATAGTTATTATTTACACCTCCAGCCGTAAAAGGCAATCCACCAATTTCAACCCCTGAAGAATCTGTAGTATTGCTGAAACTTACATAAGTGTGAACAAAACACAGAGACCCTACTTTTCTATAATTAGCTGATTGAACAGCCATTGTCCCAGAATATCCAATTGCAGTTGGCGTCCAAGTACCTTCTTCGTAATCATCAAGAGCGTTTGCAGCAGCCGTGTCGCCGTTGAAAGTTAAGCCGCCACTTGAGAGGATTCGTAGGCGCTCGCTGCCGCCTACTTCAAACTGCAAGCCACCTGCACCTAGTCCAGTGATATTTGCAGTATTTGTAGACCCAGAAAAAAGCTCAACAGAAGCGTTATAGCTTGTTGAACCTGCAATAAGCCTTGTAAAGCTATGAGAATTAGATGCTTCAAATCTAATCCTACTTGCTCCGCTGGCTTGAACTGTGTGTATTAAACCGGATGGGCTTGACGTGCCCACGCCCAAGTTTCCCGCGCTGTCAACAGTTGCTCTCGTGGTTCCGCCAGTAACGACCTGGACTTCATCCGTTCCATAGACCAGACCCGTATCAGTGTCTGCTCCTGTAATACTTGGTTGTGCGGTTGTATTAGTACCGTTAATTTTAATAGTCATAGTTAAACAATTACCCAGTTAGATCCAGAAGGTACGGTAACAGTTGCACCGCTATTGACCGTCAACGGTCCAGCACTAACAACATTTTTACCAGTGCTAATTGTGTACGATTGTGTGATCGTGTTGTCATGTTCGACAGCCCACGTATCACTACCGCCACCAGTGGCACCACCACCAATAGCTCCCCACGCTGATCCATAACCTTCAAACTGACCAAGGGTCGAGTTATATCGGATCATGCCTGCTGCAGGACTACCATCACGTTGTGCAGTAGTACCAACAGAAAGATTAGAAGAACCAGTTGCAGATGTACGTGGTGTATATCCAGCAATGGTCTGACCACTATTGAAGACAATATTACCAGTCATTGTACCGCCAGCCAGTGGCAGACGTGCAGCAATGTTAGTTACGTTAGTAGCAATATTAGTTGTGTTGGTTGTAATGTTGGTTACATTGGTTGCAATATTAGTTGCGTTGGTTGTAATATTACCAGCATTTGTTGTATCACCAGCATCTACATAAGCTTTAGTAGCAGCATCCTGTGCACTAGTTGGGTTAACAACATTGATAATCTTATGAGTGTTCATATCGATGTCATCGGTGACATCTACATGATCATTAGAAGCACTGTTACCAATACTAAAATTATTGGTGTCAAGATTCTCAATTAGAGTTGGGAAAGAGAAGCTACCTTGCGGGATGGTACAAACACCAGTACGCTGGTCAACAGTAAAGAAATCACCAACCTTAAATTTACCATTTTGGTCAGTAGTTGCAGTCCAGATCTTACCACCGTTGCTCTCAACAACTTGTTTAGTGTCATCAGGTACACCACCATTTTCAGGTAATGCACGGTAATCAGTACCACTACCAACATACTCCATAGTGTGACCACTAGAAGCAATCTGTGAGCGTAGGAAGAATTCTACAGCAAGGTTATCTGCAACAGCACCATTCAAACCATCGTTAATAGATTTGTTGTTGCTGTTAGGTCGGCTGATGGTTACAGTCCAACCAGCACCACCTTCGCTATCAGTCCTAGCTACAGCAGACAGAACTGGATAAGTAATGCTATTTACTGTCACAAGCATGTTACCTTGTGGACGAGTAGCAGTACCATGCCAACTTGCTGCCGCTGCAGGAGCGTTGATATTAAAGGTCGGAGCCCCATCAACAGCTGCTCCATCAACATTAGATGTAAAGATAGCAGCAGTAGATTTACCATCAGCAACCAAAGCTTCATTACCAAAGTCAGTAGTCGATGCAGCCAGGTTAGCCTGACCACCATTTAAACACTTGATATGGTACTTGTTAAAGAAAGCATAGCTAGAGGTACACTGGGTATAACCATTGTTAGTAACAAGTAAACCAGGACCATTAAGACCAACATGGGTATAGCTATCACAAACAATAGAACGTAATGGGCTAGTTGATGCAACTGCATTACCATCAACCAACAAACCACCACCAGTAGGAGCTGAGTCAACGTCTCCAGCTGCACCACCACCAGGGCTAATTACATTGATGTTACTGTTGTCAATCTCAGAGTCTGAGAAGTTAGTACAGTTTTGGATGTAAGGTGATTTGATAATTGTAGCATTAGGATAGAACGCAATGTTCCAACCTTGTACAGAAGGTAAGGTAGCATCATAAGTATTACCAGTACCTGAACCAGCCTTCATACCAGTAAAGGTCAGGTTTTGTAGGAATGAACCGCTGTTAACACGGAACATCACACTGTTTTCAGTTGCTACCGTAGGATGAATAATACAGCTACGTAGTGCAGTACCAACAATAGAAACGTTAGATTTCTGGATGTCAATCGGACATACTTCCTGATATGTACCAGGAGCAACTACGACAACACTACCATCACCATAGGTAGCATCATTGTTAATCTGCTCAACAGCAGCCTTAATAGTTAGCTTAGGACGGCTAATACGGTGACCATCGTTACTGTCAGCACCGGAGCTTGCGTCAACATAGACAACCTTAGGTTGGTTAATAAACGTACCACCAG